GGAACAGCTGCAGGCGCTGCTCGGGCGTGTCCTGCAGCTTGGCGAAGGCCTCGGCCGTGCGGCCGGCGCCGTTCTCCATGTCTCCCAGCGCCTTCGCGAAGGCATCGGCCTGGTTGCCCGTGAGCGCCAGCACGCCCTGCAGCGCTTCGACGCGGCCGAACAGCGTGGCCAGCGTTGTCTCATTGCCCTGCGCTGCGGTCGACACACCCTGCAAGAACTGCTGCAGCCCCTGCGAGCGGAGCGCCGCGACATCGAACTGGATGCCCAGCTCTTCGGCCGCGCGCTTCGCCTCGGCTGTGGGCTTGACCACGGCCGTGAGCGCGCTCTGAATCTGCGTGAACGCCTGCCCGGTGTCGAGGCCGCCGGCGGTGAGCGCACCCACCGCGCTGGTCAGCTGCTCGACCGACACGCCCACCGAGGCCGCCAGCGGGGCAACGCCGCCGATGCTCTGCGACAGCTCTTCGATGGTGGTGTTGCCGGCTGCTGCAGCGACGAAGAACGCATCGCTGACGCGCGTGGCCTGGTCAGCCGCCAACCCGTAGGCGTTGAGCGTGGCGACCAGACCGCTGGCCGCGACTTCGGTGTCGGCCAAGCCGCCGATGGCCAGCTGATTCGCGACCCGCAGGATCTGCAGCGCCTGCGTCGTGTCCTCGACGCCGGCCGCGATGATTTCATACAGCGCCGCCGCATTGCGCGCCGCGTCGCCGCCAAACTCGCGCGTCAGAGCGCGCACGCTGTCGCCCAGCGCGGCCAAGTCAGCCTGCGGGGCGATGGTGCTGATAGCGGCCAGCGAGCGCTGGAACTGGCTGGCGGCGGTGGCGGCAGTGCTCAGCGTGCGCGTGACGGTGAACAGGCTGGCGCCGGCAGCGATCAGGCTGCCCTGCACCTGCTGCAGCGAGGCGCCGAGGCTGCCGTATTCCGACTGCAGCTCGCGGGTGCGCTCGATCAGCCTGGACTGCGCCTGCGCCAGTTCGCGGGTGGAGAGCGTGCCGCTTGCGCGCAGCGTCTCGTAGGCGGCGCGGACGCGCTGGATCTCGGCGGTGATGTCACCGAAGCCACGACGGCCGAGGGTCTCGTTGGCATCGGCAAGCTGCTGCACGCTCGCCGCGGCTGCGCGGTTGGTGCTGACCTGCTGCGAGACGCTGTTGGCCAGCGCATCGAGAGCCGCCCGAGACTGCGCCGCGCGGGCCTGCAGTTCAGCCTGCGCGCCGCTGTAGGCCTTGCTCGCGACTCCGGCCTTTTCCAGTTCGCCGCGGATCTGCTGGATCGGCTCGCGCAGCCGCTCTTGCTGCGTGACGAGCTTAGAGATCGTGCCGCGCGACTTGTCCAGCTCGGCGTCATAGCGGCGCTGGGATGCCTCGGCCTCGCGCAGCTCGGCGGTCAGGCGCTGCAGTTCGACGCGCGCCTCGGCACTCGCCCGCTGGCGCTGCTCTTCGCTGATCTCGCCACGACGTGCCGCGGCTGCCAGCGCCTGCAGTCCTTCCTGCTGGTCGGCGATGGCAGAGCGCAGCGCTGCCTGATTCGCGGCCGACGCCTTGCTCGCTGCGTCGAGCTGGATCGTGGCGGCCTGAGCTTCGCGCAGGCTCTGCTGCAGGCCGATGTATTGCTGGCTCAGCTCGCGCAGCCGCGCGACAGACTGCTGCAGCGCGCCGGCATCGGTCAGGGCATCGGTGAGCTGCGAAAGCTCGGCCGCAGAGTCCTGCCCTTGGGCGCCGAGCTGCTCGATCTGCGTGCGCAGGTCGCGCAGGTTGCCGATGCCCTCGACTTCGAACTGAAGCCGGAGGGTTTCGTCGCGAGTGGCCATCAGCGAAGGAGCCTGTCGAGTTCGGAGGAGAGGGTGTTCTGTGCGAGGTCGGCCAATTCGTCGCCGATCTCTTGCTGGGCGAGCTGCTGCGCCACGGACGGGCCGTAGACGCCTTTCAGCGGGTAGCGGCCGACGCGCGGGCCGTCGCTGTATTCGCTGCCGCCCTGGCGCTTTCGCTCAAGGCCTACGCGGTTCCCGTTCGCGCCGTTGCGGATGAAGGCGCCGGGCCTGACCTCGCGCTTGCCGCCCTTGCGGATCTGCACTTCGGCGCCGTCGCGGCGAGGGTTCCACCGGGCGCCGTAGCTCACGATGTTCACGCCCTTTCCGCTGGCGGTCAGCTCGACCGCATCGGCGGTGACGCGAGAGCGCAGACCGTCGAGGATGCGGAAGGCGGGAAGGTTGAACTCGGCCTGCAGGCTGCGCCGCGCCTCGGGCTTGATGCGCCGGCCAACGGTCGACTTCGCCCGCTGCACGGCCACCTCGCCCTTTTCGCCAAGATCGCGCGCGCGCTCGACCAGCCGCTGCAGTCCGCGGCTGTCGAGCACGGTCGGCATGGTCAGTCGGCCTTGTGCGCCAGCGCGGAGACGATCATCTCCGAGGTCTGCTGCAGCGCCTGGATCTCGGGCACGACTTTCTCCGCGAGATACGGCGCGGTCTGGATCGTGGCCAGTTCCATGATCTGCCGGGTCGCGCTCAGCAGTTCATGCAGCATCAGGCTGCCGGCGTCGAGACCGTAGGCCTTGCACAGTCGGCTTGCTGCTGCCAGCGCGTTGCTGCTGGCCAGAGCGAGCTTGTTCTCGCCGGCGCTCTGGATGCACTCCCATAGCGTCATCAGGGCGAAAGCGCGATCGGTGGTGAGCGCGCCGAACGGGTATTCGTTGCCGCCGACCACGATGGCCGCGGGCTTGTTGGTCTTGCTCATGGAGTCTCCGCAGAGAGAGGCCCCGGCGCCTTGCTACAGCGCCGGGGCTTGTGGCTTAGGAGCCGATGCGACGGCCGTCGATGATGATCTGCGGCGTGCCGCTGTCGCGCTCGTTGATGCCAACCGCCAGCGTGAAGCTGGCCAGCTCGTCCTCGGTGATCAGCGGCAGCTCGCCCGACGGGCTCAGGCTGGCGGACGCGATGTAGAGGTCACGGTTCGGGCCCGCGGCGTTGTCGGAGATGAAGCGGATGGCGCCGGTCTGCGAGCCGCTGCCGCCCGACGAAACGCGCGTGATCGTGCCGGCGGTTGGGGTGTAGTCCACATGCACGATCGTGCCGTTGGCGATGGCGCCGCCGCGGATGATGTAGATGCGGGCCTTCGCGGCGTCGAGACGATAGTCGGTGTTGAGGACGTAGGTCGTGGTGCCGGCGACGTTGGTCACCACCACGCTGGTCACGTCCTGCACGCCCATCGGGTTCCCGCTGGTCGCGCCGAGCTGATACTCGCGATCCTGATTGACGGTGATGGCTTCGTTGGTCACCGGCGTGGCGGTCTGCGTGACGGTCGAGACGGTGCCGCCGAGGAAGAGCGCGAGGTTCTGAGCGCTCACGTCGTCGCAGGTGATCTCGGCGTTGAAGTTGACCGACAGCGTGACGGTCAAGTCCTTCTTGCGCAGGCCGCCGGTGCTGGAGAAGTGCTCGAACTGCTCCGACTCGATGTTCAGCGAGAAGCCAGGGCAGTTGCCTAGGAAGCGCTCGCCCGTCTTGTTGCCGTTGTTGTCGAACAGGTCGACGAAGAGTTCACCGCGGCCGAAGACGTAGGTGTTTGCGAAGTTGGTGCCGGCGATGGGCATGGTGCTGTCCTCTGAAATGCGAAAGGCCCGCCATGGCGGGCCTTTCAGGGGTGGAGTGGTTCGCGGCTCAGCGCCGCTTGCGCGGCCTCGGGCTCGGCTCCGGGCTTTCGCCCGGGTCCGTCGGCGGGTCTGCGATCTGGCCGGCGCCGAGGTCGCGCAGGCGAATCGCCTGTCCCTCCGGCAGATCGATGCGGTCGCCGGCGGCGTACTGCACGCCGGCATTGATCCAGTTGCGCGAGAACTCAAAAGCGACTGCGGACATGGGCAGGCTCCTTGCCGTAGGGGTTGCCGATGCCCTCGGCATAGCTCACCCGGATGGCGACGCGCACGATCTCGGCCTGACCGCCGTCGAGGCGCGCGGTGCTGATGGTCGACTCCATCTGCATGCTGCCGATGTCGCCGGCCTCGTCGGATAGGCGCGCGTTCGGCTCGCTGAAGATGGCGCGCTTGATGTCAGCCTTGATCAGCTCCATCGCCTCGCCCGTCGTCTCATCGTCCGACGGCACATAGCCCTCGACGTCGACGCGCAGATCCGTCAGCGCCTTGTTTGCGCTCGGCTCGTTGCGGAAGTCCTCGGCCTGCGACCACACGACGATCGCGGGAAGCTCCAGTTGATCCAGCGAGCGACGCGCGCGGAACACCTGGCGCCCGGCGTCGGTCTGGAATTCGTCGGCCTGCCGAATCTTCCGCAGCCGGCATTCGATTGCGCGCAGGGCGCGTTCGGAGAGGGGAAGGTTCATCGCGCGATCTGCCCCCCGAAGAATTCGCAAAACACGTCGATTGTTGTCGATGCGAGGCCAGTGAATTGAGGCTCCACAGACCCGCGCGTGGTGTTGGCGACGATGCTCAAAGCAACGCCAGACAATCCGGCCTCAATGTCGGAATCTATAACCTCCGCCCTTACGACAGTGGTTGATGCCGCGTTGGCGCCCCGCTTTGCTTTTACGGACACAAGCCAATTGGCAGTGTCTCCGCCGGTGCTGCGAGCCCCCACCCATACAAGGCCAAACCAGACTGAGTTATTCGGAAGGACATTTACATTCGTTGCGCTCGGGCTTCCACGGTCAGCAGTAATAATCGTTGCAGTGGCATTTGTTGTAGTGCCCTGCATTGTCATTCCGAAATGTTGATTATCTCCGTTGACTGATCCTCGAAGTGTTGCGCTCCATGCGTGCGCGCCATACAGCCCGCGCGTGCTAGCTGCTGCACCGCCTGGAATCCAAGAGCGCTCGCCGTTTGCTTGGTTTGCGAATCCGCCGGAGACTACTGATAGAACACCGGATGCGGAATTGTTCCATCCGCCTCCTGCCACGGCCTGCGTTCCACTTGCGGTATTGCTCAACCCACCGGGGACTGTTGCATTAGCGCCCGACGCGCTGTTGCTTCCGCCGCCACCTACAACAGCCTGCGCACCCGCTGCGGTGTTCCCGTTGCCACCTGAGATGACAGCGTTTGCCCCGCTTGCAACCTGAGTTGCGGATGTTCGCTGGCTCTGCCAGTCAACCGCGTGAGTGCCGCGCTTGTTGCCGCCTGACGCGGCGTTATCAGGGATGTTAGCAATCCGCGCGCCGTTTCCCTTTGATGCAAGCACAGCATCGACATTCGTCGCAGCATTTGTCGCCGTGAAAGACACCACAGGCACCGTCGCATTCGGCGCGCTGGTGTTAACAGACTCGGTGAAGTTGGTGAGACCACCCCCGCCCGTGGCGCTGATAACGCCCGCAGTGATGTCAATGCCGGACCCCGCAGTGAGAGCGTCCTGCTTTGCGCTTGGCGCAATGGCGTGCCAGCCCTGCAGGTTCGCCGAAAGGTTCAGCGTTGCGCCGGAGAATGACAGACCAGTTCCCGGCGTGATTGTGTCCTGCTTGCTGCTGGGTGCCAGCGCGTGCCAGCCGAGCAGGTTCTCGCTCAGGTCGATCGTGCCGGCGCCCCAGACGAAGCCAGTGCCCAGCTCGATGGTCTGCCCGCTGCCGAGCGAGTCGACGAACTCGCTGGTTCCGAAAAGCCTCTGCTCCTGCAGGTTTCGGATCTGCGACACCGGCAGGCCGGGAATGTCCGTCGCGGTCAGCGCCCGGAAGGTCGGCGCAGCATCGGCGCCCGTGGTCGGCCCGGCCCAAACCGCGTTGGCCGCCTGCGCGGCGAGCGCCGCAGTGATCGTGCCGGCAGCCGTCACCGGCGATCCCGACAGGCTGAAGATGCCGGGCAGCGACAGGGCCACGCTCGTGACCGTTCCGTTGCCGGTGCCTGCGCCCAGGGCCGCGCGCGCAGCCTCCGCCGTGGTCGCGCCGGTGCCGCCGTTGCCGATGCCCAGCGTGCCGCTCAGCGTCAGCGTGCCGGACGTGGTGACGGGGCCGCCGGAGAAGGTCAGGCCCGTGCTGCCGCCAGAGGCCTGCACGCTGGTGACTGTGCCGGATCCGCCGCCGCCCGTGCCGCTGGCGCTGATCGTGACCGTGCGCGATGCGCCGCTGCCCGAGTAGGTCAGCGTGATGTTGGCGCCAGCGACCAGCATCGCCTCGACCTGGCCGCGCGCGAGCGCGTTGGTGTAGACCGTCGCGCCCGGCGAGATGCCGTCGAGCTTGGCCTTGTCCTCCATCGACATGACGCCGGCCGCGGCCGTGGTGGCGATCGGCAGCGTCGCAGACGCGCCGGTGCTGCTGGTGACGGTGCGCGCGTTGCCAGTGCCGCCGATGCCGAGGTTGGTGCCGACGTTGACTTGAGCGCCGGCAGCGATGCTGTCGAGCTTGTTCTTGTCGGCTGCCGACATGAAGCCAGCAGAGCCGCCGGGGCCGCCGACAGCGACCGCGTGCAGCGTGCCGCCAGCCTGCGAGCCATGGGCGTGCGTGTGATCCTGTCGTGCCGCGCGGTCGGACGTGCCGGCCTGCGAGGAAGCCCCCACTGCAGGCGGCGCGCTGCTCAGCAGGATGTTGTCGAGCTTCGCCTTGTCGCCAGCGGACATGCTGCCCGGCTGCGTCGGCGTCGCCGGAGTGATCCCGACAACCGGGTTGACGCCGCCTGTGCTGGTGATCGGCGCGGTTGCGGTCACGGAGTTGACCAGCGACGGCGCATCGCCGGGGTTCAGCCATTCGGTGTCGTAGTCGTCATCCGAACGCTTGCCAAGGATCTGGCCCTGCAAGCCGCCGGGGATGACGCCTTGGCCGCGCTCTCCGCGGAGGCCGCGCGCGACCACGCGAGTCACGAACTCTTGCGCCTGCACGATGATCCGGGGAGTGCTCACGGCGCGCTGACCTCAAGGGCTCGGACGGTGACGGTGGCGTCGGCGATCGTGCGGCTGGTGCCGGCCACATCGAGCGGATCGAAGACGCGGATGGCGAGGTTCACGTCCCAGCGTAGCGCGCCGGACGGCGGCGCCAGCGCCAGGGTCTGCGTGGCCGTGGCCAGCAGCGCGATCGTGTGCGCGCCCTCGGGGCCGGCAGTGGTCAGCCCGGCGCCTTCGGTCAGGGTCAGCAACACGGCTGCGTTGTCCTTCGTGCGGAACTCAGCACGCGACTGCAGGCCGGTCAGCGGCACGGGCTCGCCTTCGTCCGGCGACTGCCCCTGCGCGGGCTTCTTCCGGTACTCGAACAGCAGCGGCAGCGCATCGCCTGCGCGCGCCAGCACGGGATCACAGCTCATGCACTCACCTGCGGAACTACCTGCACGGAGAATCGGGATTCGTCGGACGCCTGCACGGCGCTCGCGACGCGATAGGTGCCGTCGTCCAGGTCGATCAGGTCGCCTTGGATCGGACGCGGCAGAGAAGGGGTGCGGATCAGATCGACCACCGTTTGATCGCTGGTCACTGAGCCGTTGTCGTTGATGAACTGCACGCCGCGGCGGACGAAGCAGCTGACGCCCGGCACGGCCGCGCCCACCTTCGGGCGGAACGTGCACACGTCGCCGAGGCCGGAGCGCGCAGCAACGCGGTGGATCCGCGCATCCATCGCGGCCAGTCGGGGATTGGTCATGGGGCTCCAAAAAGGACTCGGCCCGCGCGAGGCGGGCCGGAGTCCTGGTGCTGCGGGGTGGGTCAGTCCTTGCCTTTCGGCTTCTCAGCCTTGGGCTCTTCCAAGGCTTCGGCGACGCCCGCGGAAGTCAGCCCGCGCGCAACGCTGTCGGGAAGCTCGTAGACGCCAGGCGCGAGGATCTCGCCGTTTGCCTCGTAGACCACTGCGGTGAGGGTGCGGACTTTCATCAGCGCACCGTCGCGCAGAAGCTGGCATCGACGCGGTAGGGAACCACGAGCGGCGCCGACTGCAGCAGGAGGATGCGCGCCGAGGGATCCTCGACCGTCCACGACTTGCTGAAGAATTCCAGCGGCTGAAGGCCGGCGGCCTCGTCGCGGATGGCGCCGTGGTGCTGCACGCCGTCCAGGTCCTCGCTGACCAACAGCACGGTGTTGGCCGGCAGGATCGGAACCTCGGAACCGGCGTCGTTGATGTACCAGTCCGAATAGACCCAGAACCGCAGCTGGCCGATTGCACCCTGATAGCTCAGGCCCGGCGAGGCGAAGCGAGCCAGCGAGACGGCCTCTTCGGTCGCCGACAGCGGACGGGTGTTGAGGAACTTCTCGACCTGCGCGTCAGCACGGAACAGGCGCCAGGCGGCGGTGTCCATGACGACATTGCGGATCGTCGCGCCAGAGTTCTGCAGGACCGTCAGCGTCCAGTCCTCGATGTTCTCCAGCGGCTTGACGCCCGACTCGCCCCAGCGTGCGGACAGCGTCAGCGTGACGGTGTGGTTCGCATTGCGGCCGAAGTCCACCTCGACGCTCGGATAGCCCTCGCCGGAGATCACGCACTTGCCGGTGCGCAGCACTTCGGAGGCCATGACCTCCTTGCGACGCATCAGCATGTCCACCTGGTCAGCCAGCGCCATCGCGAGGTTTGCCTGGTGCCGGTTGATCGGCGCCTCGCTGCCGCCAATGGTCTCGCCCATGCGGCGCTTCAGGGCCTTGTTCGGATCGAGAACACGCTTGTCCTTGATGTAGGCCGGGCGGAACAGCTTCGTGGTGTAGCCCTCGTCCGACACGAAACGGCCCTCCTTCAGCGGCGAGACGAAGGGCGCGATGCGGCGCTTCTTGTTCTCGACGTCGAAGTAGATCGTCTCGTCGTCCGAGGTCTCGATCTGCGGGAAGAACGCGGACAGCAGCGCGGTCTGCGGGCGCTTGAGGCTTGCGACCGCGCGCTGCAGAGTGGCGGTGGTGTAGATATCCATGGTGCGGGCTCCTTAGCGCGCGACGCCGTT